CAAGAAAGCTCGGCAGCCACGCATAGCCGCTGCGCGCCGTCGCATTGCGGTCCTGAATCAAGCCGCCCAACACGATGACCTCGCCATCCTTCATCCGCGTCACCGTCTGTAGCTGTCGCGTGTTCTTCGTCGGCGACGTATCGACGCCCGTCTTCGTCGCGACGAAATCGGAGATTTCCTCATGCACCTTGACCTCGATCACCTCGCGCATCACGGTCGGCTCAACGTCGAAGATCAAGCCCGCGTCCTGATAGGTGATCGACTGAACGGGTGTACCGTTCGACCCTTGGTAGCTCACGCTCGATTGCGTCGGCACCTGTTGCCCGACATTCAGACGCACGCGTTCGCCCGACACGATCCGCACGTGCGGCGAGCTGACGACCTTGAAACGCGAGTCGGCGTTCAGCGCGGATATCGCCGCGTCGACACCCGGCCCCGTGAAGCGAACCGCACTCGTATCCGACGACGTGTCACCGCTCGACACGCGAAGCTGACCGCTCAACATCCGAACCGCGATGCTCCACGCCGTGTTAGTCGAATCGGTGTTCGCCACTTCGTACACCCAACCACGCACCACGACTTCGCTCGGCGCGGTGTCGAGCTCGGGCACGACCTTGCGCAGCAGCGCGACTTCATCGTGTGAGCCCACGATCACGAGATCGTCGCCGCGCGCCTGCACGCCTGTTTCGATCGGCATCGCGGGCGCGTCGCTAGCCGGACTGATGGGCTCACCCGGCACCTGTACCGCGCCGGCCGGCTGCATCGGCATACTGACGGGGGCCGTCAACGGCATCGAGCGCGCCCCGATCATCGGCTCGATGAGCGCACGCAGGTAATCGACCCGGCGATAGCGCGGCTTGTACACAAACACATCCCGATCGACCTTTTCGCGCGCCGCGCCGGGCTTCTTCGTCACGTAGTCAACGCCGTTCTTCGTCACGACCTGAAAGCCGAGCGACTCGAGGAAATCGCCCATGACCGTGCGCACGTCGCGATTCCGATCGTCCAGGCGGAACGACACGAGCCGCGCGTCGCTCAACACGTCCGGGCCGAGCACGTAGGGCGTATGCATCGCCTCCTGATAGATCAGGTCGACAATCTGCGCCACTGTCACGAACCGCAGATCGAATGACGTGCCGGCGACGTGCTTCAACGGCGTCATCGCGGGCATGGAAACCGACGCCGGCGCGGCGGCCGCCAAACTCGCATCCACGGGTAACGTAGGCAACGGCGGCACTGCACCAACCGCTGCCATCGAATACACCACCGCCGCCCCGATCAGCACCCCGTATCGCGTCATTGCATACCCCCGCCTTGTTCTGTTTTTCCGGCTTGCGCGCCGGTCCAAGCACCAACGGTCTTACCATCGATTTCGCCCGTCAGCAGCATCCCCGCACCGCTGAACCCTTCCAGCGACACAGGCCGCAATCGACCGTCCGCCGCGACGAGCACCACGTAACCCGCCCCGTCCGTCACGTAGCGCCCCGCAATGCGCCATTCCACCGACCTAGCCACACTCGGCGCACGCGTGACCTTGGCCTCTTGCGATGGCGCGGCGGCTGCTTCGGGCGTCGATTCCGACATGCCGGGCGTCACCCCGAAGCCATCACGCGCGCTGAAAAAGAACTTCACCGAGCAGTAGATCAACACGCCCAACGCGATCGGCACGACGAACAGCGCTTTGGGCACGACCGCCTGTTTCTTCGTGTGAACTTCGGCGCTCGTGTAGAGCTTGAACACCTCGCGCGGATAAGCCCATTGCCGCTTCACCGCGTCCTTCAGGCTGCTCGGGTTGTGGCAGTGGTCCCACTCGTAGAGCATCGCGCGCTTCAAGCCGAACAGGTTGCGCACGTGGATATGACGCCCGACCAGATCGCGAACCGTCTTGCTGATCCGCTGCGGATGCTGCGTGATGAGGATGAAGTCGACGCCCTTGTGACGATGCACGTGCAGTTGCTCAACATCGGGCGTCGGCTTTTGGCTGACCGTCGTCGGCGGGTAGATGCGTTGCGCCTCATCGATCACGATCAAGTCGTGCGCTTCGGCGTTGATGTGCCACTGGCGCAACCACGCCTCATCTATCTCGACGTGCTCGATCGCCAGATCGCGAATGCCGTCGACCAGCACGCGGCGTCCCTTCGCGATCTTCGTCAGCAACCAGACCGCATGCAGCGTCTTGCCGCTTCCCGGAACCCCTGTAATCAACGTGATCATTTGCCGAATACCATTTTGGTTGTGGACGTGAGCATGTAGAACGACACGCGCGCCGAAAGCCCGCCGAGCACGTACGCGATGCCGTCACCCACACCACCGAGCGCGAGCACGTTCGCGATATCGGAGCTCAACCCGCCGACGCTCGCCGTCATCCACTGCACGACCTGAGCGAAAGCCAGATCGATGCCCGTCACTGTCACGAAGCCGATGCCGAGCGCGACCAGTACGCGCGTGACGATCGGCCCGACCAACGACACCAACAAGCTCGCCCAACTCATGCCATCAACCCCGTGACGAAGATCAGGCCGGCCGCGAGCGCGCACAGCAGCAACACCAACGGGCGAAGCTTCAAGGCAAACTCGCACAGCGGCTCATAGCTGAAGGAAAGCTCGCCGCCGAACACGACGACGCGCTTCGGCTCCGGGCAAACGCCCTTGGTCAACCCGATCGAGAGGGGCGACAGCGAAATGTGCTTCGTGTCGCTGTTCACGGCCACGTCGGACGCGCTACCGAGGGGCGCACACGCGGACGCATCGGGATGCATCGCGCACAGATCGTCGCGCGACGGCCGACCAGTTCCCGGGTTGTTCCCCGGCGCGGGAGTCGGCACCGGGACAGGTTGCGGCAGCGGCTGCGGGATCGGTTGCGGCACGGGCTCCGGAACCGGACTCGGCACCGGCTCGGGGACCGGTACGGGCACTGGACCCGGCACGGGTTCGGGCACGGGAACCGGCACAGGTTGCGGAACCGGTTGAGGCACTGGACGCGGCACCGGCACGGGTTGCGGTTGAGGCTTCGGCACGGGAATCGGGATCGGCCGCGGCGGCACGAACGGACTGATGAGAACATCCTTGCCTTTCGGCGCGGCAGATGAGAAGAGATCGGCGAAGGTCGGCACTTGCCCCGGGTTCTCTTTCGCCCATTCCGCGATGTCGTACTCCGTCACCCGCCGATATGGAAGGCCCTCATAGCCGGGTTGCGACGACGCGCTCTTCCACGTCGCATTCACGAGATTGGTAATCGTTGAAGTCGGTAGCGGCGTTGCCGCGACCTTCGGCGGGATGCGCGGCCAGAGCTTCGACAGATCGTCGGCCACGATCGGCACAACGGCGGACTTGTAGCTGAAGAACGAATCCTTCCCGCGCTTCACGACTTGACGATACGTCGTCTTGCCGTCACTGCCCTTCACGGCTTCCGTTCGCGTCTCCACATAATGCAACGCGATCGGCTGACCGGGAATGTTGTTCTCTGGCGCGAAATACAGCGAACGCGAATTGACCGTCGTATCCTTGCCGCCGGTACAACCGAAACTCAGGCCGCAGTGCCCGAGGAAAAAGTACAAGTACCACTCAAACTGCTGCGCCTGTTCCAGCGTGCTAGGCAGGATATCGAACGGCCCCCGGCTTGCGTAGAAGTTCGCCGTTCCGGGGCCCGGCGAAAACGGATAGCCGATACAGAACGCGTTATTCGATGCGCACGAGCTGTTGCGATAGACCGGGATTCCCGCGCGCGCTGCCCACATCTCCGGCGCCAGCATCTTTTCATTGGTCGGATCGATCGCAATCGCGGGCGGCTGCATCGGCTGATAGTTGTCTCCAGCACTGGCGGGCAACGCGCCTGCATCAAGCGACACTTGTTCGCCGCTCCAAAGAAATGTCGCGTCGCCCAATTGGAGGGCCGAGCCCACGGCGAGAATGCCCATGCCCGCCAGAATCGTCAGCCACACCGGCGCACCCGCGAACGCGAGCGCAGCAGCGGCCCCGGTCCCGACGACATTCAACATGGTTGAAGCCTGCCCCATGCCTGCCAACGTCGCCGCGATGCGAGGATCGGAGGCAGCGACGCCGCGTGCGACTGCGAGACGCGTCAGGATCGCGGCTTGGGCGCGATTGATGACGAAGGATTCGATGGGCGCGAGCGCTGCCTGTGCGTGCGCCTGCTGATTGCACACCATCGCGAACGCGGCGAACAGCGCCAGCCAGACGCCTCGAATTCTCTTTCGCATGCTCATGCCATCAAGACGATTGCAGCGCCGTAGATCGTGGCGACCGTCACGGCAAACTCGACGCAGTACCAAAGCATGACTAGCTCTCCGAAGCAGATTCGAGAAAGCGACGCAACGCACGCAACCCGTATGCGATCGCCAACACAAGCAACATGGCCGCTCCTACTTTCAGGCCCGCAGCCGCCCCTCCGTGTATCGGCACCTCACCCGCCGCGCTGCCGTTCACGAGCGTCAGGTGCGCCACCTGTTGCACGCCCGCCGAGCCATCCGACAACGTGCAAGGCGTCCACCCCGCGCTTGTCGGCGAGCTGGCCGCGCTGCCGCACACGATGACGTCGATCCCTTGCGCCGCGTGCGCGCCGAATGCGATGCCAAGAAACGAAGCAACCACCGACCGTTTCATTGCTCTTCACCTAAGAAAAAGCCCCCGGCGTGCGCGCACATACCGGGGGCCCGTGAGTTCACGCGATCAGCGACCGAGGAAGCTCTTCACCGCGCGGTAGCCGAACATCGCGGCCGAGATAGCGAGCACAGCGCCGCCGACGAGCGCGAGGTTCGGGCCGATACCGTTAATCGAACTGACGACGGGGGCGACGTCCATCGTCACCGGACCGTCCGCCGCGAATGCACCCATGCTTGCCGTAGCGAGCGCCGCAACTGCAACCAGCTTCTTCATTTGATTTTTCCTCTCAGGTTCAGGCCCGGTAGTAGAGAACCGTTCGTGTGGGCCAGCCTCGAACGATTCGGATTCCTTGATGGATTACGACGATGCAGCCGCAGCCTTGGCGGTCGGTCGACCAAACGGCACCAGCGACACAATGCGGGGTTCGAGCTTGCCTTCCATCGACTGTTGAAGCGCAAACTCCGCGAGATAGTCGCCGGTCGGGGAATCTTTCAGCGCGGCCGGCAAATTGATCGTGCCGACGAGGATTTGCTTACCCTCGCTACTCTCTTGCTCCAGCACGCATTGCGCCGTGTGAATTTCCCACGGCTGGCCGGTACGCTTCGAAATGCCCCCGCGCTGGATCACTTGCAGGATGGTCAACTTTTGCTTGCTCATGAAAACTCCTTGTTAGGACTGCTATTCATAATGAGTAGAGCCGTTCCGGCTCCGGCTACATACGCGACGTACGCGCAAATTTAAAAAGGTGGACGCTATGTCAGCCGTCCACAAAGCGCCGCGCTATCCGAGGGTGAGAAGTGCGCGCGGCGCACGGGGAACTGCAAACTCTCCAAACCTACGAGTACGCGATTTACACGCGCTCGATTCAGCCACTACAGAAACCGACTCAGACCACTCGAAACTGCCTCGACCTCGACCGGGACCAACGTACAAAGGTCTGGTTTGCGGCCCACCCGTAACAACTTGACGCGTGCTTTTTCGCGCGCACCGTCGGCGCTGCGGGCACTCACATCGATGACGGCCACGCGATTGTGGCCGCACTGCGTGTACGCATGGACTCGATATTTCGGCACTGCGCAACCTCCGTCTGTTCGCCGCTGAAAGGCGATTGCCATCGAGCTATGGTGACCGCCTTATCAACTATTCATAGCTTCGAAATGATGCACGCAACAATCGCCCGGATCGTCGTTGGCGACGCTGGACTAGATATCGAGGAAGGCCACAACGACATTGCGCAAGCCTGGAACTTCCTAGATTCACAAATCCCGCAGCACGAGAGCGACGTCGCAATAGCAATCGTCCGTGACGACGGCACAGTGTTTGGCGCCGTTTGGAATCTCGGTGACTTCCACTGCTTCGCAGGAACCAAGGACCACCTTCGCACACACCTCCGAAGCCTCCGCTTCTACAGCGGCTACTAATACAACTGGACTCCCTCAGCTAAGAGAGGCGCGCAAGTGGTGGAATCGTGCACTCGCATGACGCAAATGCTCCCGTCCACCAGATCGCGCCAGAAGGCTCGAGCCGCGCGATAGTTAATGCGGCCGGCGACTGCAATATGCAGATTCAATTGGCCGCTTTGCTGACGCCTGAGCCACGCCGCTGACGCGAGTCCCTGTCGCTCCAGCTCGCAGCGAAACGCAAAACAGTCGCACTCAGCGCGCGTCTTGTCCGTCACCCGTTGGCGATATGCCAGCGTCACCAATCGGTCGAATTTCAGGTCCGTCACTTCCTACCCCGCTCGTTAGTAGTTGATTGATAGAGCCCCGCGCTCAATAGGCAATCGATGTGGTAAAAAACCGCCCCATACGATTACAAGAACTACGGGCCAAATGAACTCCGAACAACTCGCTTACGACCTACTCAACAACATCACGCAAACTTGGGCCGCGCTATCGATCGAGGCTCGACTCCTGATCACTATCGCGCTTGTTGCCGTCTTCGTTGCTTCTCGATCCGTTCGCCGAAGGGCCGACCTACGCAAGCGAAAAGACCTCGATCCGATCAAACGGGCGATATACAACCCCAAGCAATTCCGCCGCCCTCGCTAGCGCGTAAATGGGGCCAGATTTTTCCTTTCCCCATAGCCTGCTAGACTTCCGATAACGCCACGGAAATGGCGTTTTCTCCACAATCAAATGATATGGAGAAAACGCCACATACGTCAAGGAAAAAGTATGGATATCGCTGAACTGCTGGATGCAGCAAAACGCAAGCAAGGCTCGAATGCAGCCGTCGCCGAGAAGCTCGGCTACCACTACACCAAGCTTTCGCACTGGCGCTCCGGGCGCTATAAGCCCGACGCCACTGAAATCATGCTGCTGGCCGAAATGGCCGGTCTGCCTGCGTTCGAAACGCTAGCGGAAATCGAAAGCCAGCTCAACGCAGAGCGCAGCTCAGTATGGCAACGTGCCTTGGGGAATTTGCGTGCGGCGGGCGTAGCGGCGACTGTGATGCTGGGCGCTACCGCCGTGATGAGCTTGACGTCGAAACCGGTTGATGCGGCTGAGAAAGCCCAAGAAAACAAAGACTTGGCGCGCCCGGCTGGGATCGAACCAGCAACCCCTGCCTTCGGAGGGCAGTACTCTATCCATTGA